GTTATGGTTATCGGGTTGGGGAGGTTAAGTTGCCTCCACTCCCTGAACTCAAATGTGGAACGGTTATCAGATTATTCGATAAGCAATCTCGCGAAGTTGTTCGCAGGCCGATTCAGGTTAGTTTGGGTGTTCATTGCGATGGAGCAGCTTTGCCCCATCCTGATAACTATGATATGTACACGCTCGTGGCGGGTGTGTGGAAAAGGTTTGCCTCAAAACCTCCCCGGCCTGATGACGGAAAACTTATGCGTTTGAAAGATTTTGTACGTCATTGGGTGCGGAAGTATTTGACCCCATTAGATCGGGGCTCAGATTTAAGTGTCGCCAGTTGGTTAGAATTGACCAATTACTCATTAAAGAGAAAAGAGCAGTTAGCAAAATGCCATGCTGACATGCGAGGCGATATATGGTCGAACAAGAAATATCGGGCCTGTAAGTCTTTTGGTAAGGATGAAACTTATCCAGAGCTTAAGCACGCGAGGGCGATTAACTCGCGTTCTGACGAGTTTAAATGTGTCGTCGGACCGATCTTCAAATTAATAGAGAAAGCAGTTTTTGAATTGGAGTGGTTTATTAAACGTGTTCCTGTTGCATTGAGGCCGAAGTACATATCGGATATGTTATACGGAATAGGATGTAAATACGTAGCCACCGATTTTACTGCTTTTGAAAGTCTGTTCACGGCGGAACTTATGAACGCCGTCGAGTTTGAGTTGTATGATTATATGACCATGAATCTCGATTGTCATGACGAATTTATGTGTATTTGTCGCGAGATCCTCGGCGGAAGAAACACCTGTAATTTCCGGAGTTTCGCTGTTGATGTAAATGCTACCCGTATGTCTGGAGAGATGTGTACGTCACTCGGCAATGGGTTTTCAAATTTGATGTTTATGTTATTTCTTTGTTCAGAAATTGGATCCACCTGTAAAGGTGTGGTGGAGGGAGATGATGGTTTGTTTGTGGTCAATGGTAAGACCCCAACCATCCAAGATTTCGACTCTCTGGGGTTGGTTATTAAGCTTGAAAAACATGAGGAACTTGAGACAGCTTCCTTTTGTGGCTTAGTTTTCGATCCAGTTGAGCAAATCAACGTGACGAATCCAGTCCAAGCTCTGGTTAAGTTTGGATGGACCACGGGTGCCTACTCCGGCGCAAAGTCGCATAGACTTCTTGCGCTCCTTAGGGCCAAATCCTTGTCAATGAAGCATCAGTTTAATGGCTGTCCTATTTTGGACTCATTGGCAAGATATGGACTGCGATGTTCACACCAAGTACGAAATTCGAATCTCATGCGAGGCGAATATGACGAATGGCAGCGTGAAAGGCTGAGACAAGCCTTAGAAAGCCCAGTCGTTGACGTCCCGGTGGGTCCTAAGACCCGCCTTCTCGTAGAACGTTTGTATGGTGTGACCGTAGAACATCAACTCGAAATCGAGGCGTATTTAGATGGGCTAGATGAGATTCAGCCCCTAAACTGCCCGCAATTCCAGCTTTATTTGAAGCGTGATTGGCAAGATTATTGGGATAGCTATGCCCTAAATCTTCGCATTTCGACTGCCATGGACCCGCCCTTGATCTGGGGGGTGTCATCGCAGTATAAATTTCAAGAGTTACTGAGCCTCTAATGATCTGACCTGACCACATGTCAATAAACTGTGGCCGGTTGCCCGCGTAAGGTGGCGAGCTTGATATTGCTGAAATATCCGCTTAGCATGTGGCGATATAGGATTGCCGTTTTACCATTTTCTTCGTAGAAAAATGGCGTCTGATGCGGGACGTTAAACAAG